GTATGGTTGATAAAAAAATACCGGGTTATATGGGTGGCGGAATGATGAAAAAGAAAAAAGGCGCATATGGTTATCAAGGCGGTGGTAAAGTCCCTAAAGGTTCTAGGGAAGTTGAATATTCTATGGATGACCCAAATGTCATGAAACTTATTATGTCAGTTCCTGCATCTGAGGTTGGTGAAGGAGATGGATTAAGATATTATTCAGCGGAAAAAGAATATGGTAGTATGCCTAATCTAGACATGCAAATATTAGCTAAAAGAGCTAGGCAAAAAATGTCTGAATCTCCATCAGACTCAATAGCTTTTGAAGATATAGATAGTTATTTAAGACCTAAAAAAGGTATAAAAGGCTTATTGGGGATGTTAGGTATGCAACAAGGTGGTCAAGCTTCTCCTGATCCATTAAATATTGATGCTCGTTCTGCTAACCCTTCCATGTACCAAGGTTCTGTTGTTCAAGGAGCTGGGGGAATGTTACCAATGCAAGGTAATCCTTTAGATAGTTTAAGTCCGCAAGATTCATTAAATGCAATTAATGAAGCTCAAGAGCAATTAAAAGGCATGAAGGCTAACAAATTAATGCAATTACTAAAATCTCTTGAACCAGAACAAGAACCAGAATTATTAGATTCTAAAGGCAGTTACTCTGATAGCCTCGGTTCGGATCTTGATCCTAGGATAAAATTTCCAGCAGTAAGAGGGGATAAGAAGCCTATGGATTTTATGCAAAACTTTCTTTATAGCACACCTAGGTAAATATGGAAAAAGATTCTAGAGCAGAATTTAATCAACAGTTATTTAGGCAGTGGAGTGATGCTAGGGTAGATTGGGAAAACGAAGCTCGTAAAGACGTTGACTTTTTTCTTGGTAATCATTTTTCTAGTGAAGAATCAGATGAGCTTCAATCTAGAAATCAAGCCGATGTACCAATGGATAGGACTTCAGCGGCTGTTGAAAAATTTAAAGCTGTACTTACAGCAAGACCCCCAGCATTTACAATAACCCCTAGAGAAGATTCTGATGTAAAAGTTTCAACTATCTGGCGCACTATACTTGGATATATTTGGCAAATATCAGATGGTGACTCTCAAATGAAACAAGCCATACATGACTATGCGACAACAGGTATGGGGTATTTATATGCTTATATTGATAGAGAATCTGATTTCGGTAAAGGCGATGTAAAATTCACCTATCTTGATCCTTTCAGGGTATACGTATCTCCTTCTTCTCGTAATCGTTGGCATGATGATGCCGATGGTGTTATTATATCTACCATACTAACAGGTGATCAAGTCATTAGCCTTTACCCGGAATTAGACGATGTTACAGATCCAGAAACAGGAGAAGTTGTAGATGGATTATTAAAGCAAGTTTCTGAGTATAATGATACAAATGGAGAAGATTATCCTTCTTCCCAAAACAAAAATTCTATGAAAGCTTTTACTCCAGATGAGGTAAAAGATAAAGATTACATGAATGTTAAAAAGTATCAAATACTTGAAAGATTTTATAAAGTAAAAGTTCCTTTCTATAGAGTAGTTAATATCCAAGACGGAGAGGAAGTAATACTTTCAGAAGAAGAATTTATTCCATTTTCTGAAGAAAATAAAGATGTATTAGAATCTGGATACATGGAAGTTATTGCTGTTCAACAAACCAGAGTAAAAGTTTGCGCTACTTTAGGTGAAATAGTTTTATATGAAACGGTTTTGAATACAGATATTTATCCAATAGTTCCATTACCAAATGTATGGACAGGAACACCTTTTCCAAAGTCTGATATATCTAGGGCTAGACCAATGCAGAGGTTGTTAAATAAACTATGGTCTTTAGCCTTATCTCATGCTCAAGCATCTGCTGGATTAAAACTTTTAGTTCCAATGGGTAGCGTTGATGATATTTCTCAGTTAGAACAAGATTGGGCAAACCCAAATGCTGTAATTGAAATAGACTCTTCTCAGGGTGAGCCGCATTATCCCCAACCTTCTCCGTTAGCCGGTGAGTTTTATAGGTTAATACAACAATGTGAATTTTATATTGATTTTATTTTTGGACTACCAGAAATGATGCATGGTTTTTCAGATAAAGCTCCAGATACAGTTAGGGGAACTGAGCGTATGATAGCTTTAGGTAGCGAAAGACCAAAGTCTAAATTAAGAGATATAGAGTTTTCAATTAATAGGCTTGGAAAAGTTATTTATAATTTAGCTAAAGGTCATTATACTTATAAAAAAATGTTTAGGTTAGCACAACCAAATAATGACGTTACAGATGTTATGGTTAATTTTTATTCTGATACATCTGGAGCTATTATGGATATTAAAAAAGACAAATACCATATTGAACAACATGACATAAGAATTGAACCCGGATCTTCTATGCCTACAAATAAATGGGCAGAGTTAGGAGTTTACTTAGAAGCTTTCCAGATGGGTATTGTAGATAAATTTGAAGTATTAAAGAAAAATCCAGAAATTTTCGACAAAGAGGGTATTATGAGACGAACAGATGAAAAACAACAAATGATGAGTCAGATCCAATCCCTTGAAGGTCAATTAAAGAATTTGCAGGGAGACTTGCAAACAGCCCAAAGAGAATCTGTCCAAGATAGAAAAAGAGTCGAGGTTGAGAAATTTAAATCTCGACTATCAGAAGTTTCTTCTGATTCTAAAGCGGATAGACGAGTACAACGTAACAAACTTGAAAATGAGGTGAAGCTCGAAGTAGAGAAATTAGCTAACCGAATCAACCGAGAGGCTGATAAGGCAGTTGGTTCAGCTCAAAATGCTATCGAGACATCTTAAAGGAGTAAAAAATGGAATCGTTAAATCAAAATGAGGCGAATGTCGAAGCTACAGCGTATGGAGATGAAAGTCCATTTGTGGATGATGCTCTTGGTGTGGAATCTGAACAACAGGTTTCTAATACCACTAATGAAGAACCGGTTTTAACTGAAGAATCGGAGGCTCGTAAATTTCAATCTATGTATGATCGCTCACAAGCGGAATTACAAAACTTGAAAAAATACGAACCTTTGGTGAATTTATTAGAGTCGAGACCTGACTTAGTGGAGAAAATACAAGATGGTATATCAAATCCTAATAGTGGACAAAAATCAGATCCCGGTATAAGCAAAGACGAGTTCAACCCTTGGGATGCTTTTACAGAAGATAATTCTGCTTCTAGCCAATACGTAAAAAACAAAATAGAAAGTATGGCAAATGAAGTAGTTTCTAAAAAAATGGCACAACAACAGGCTAAGGTTCAAAGTGATATGATGTTAAATAACACTGTAAATGAGTTAAGAAATACTTATAAAATGTCTGATGAAGACATTAGAGGATTTCTTGATTTTACTACACAGCCTAAAGAAGCCGTTGGAATTGGAAATCTTGTAAAACTGTATCGTGATGTCAGTGGGGTTGGTCAAACAAATACTGATACCGTAGATGCGGTAAAAGCCGCACAAAACGCTCCTCGCTCTGCAGGAGTTCTACAAGGACAGCCAGCACAAGTTAAAAATGATGCTGACAAAATGTGGGATTCTATAGTGCAAGCGGGAAGTAGAACAAATGTATTAAAATAATAACAGGAGTAAGTAATGGCTACTTATAATAGTGGACAAGTAAAATTTGGTACTCCGGGTGCAGTTATTGATAGTACAGTTCCATCACGTAGATTATATGATTTTAGTGATAGAGTTGCTGATTTAGCCCCTGAAGAATCACCATTTTTCGTTTACTTGTCTAAAGTCGGAAAAGTTCCTACAACGGATTCTCAATTTCGATTTTTAGAAGATAGGACGAAAGTTTCTATTACAGATAGAAGTTTTCTCCAAAAAGGTGGCGGCACATTAGCTGCCCCCGGAAGCAACACTACTTTGACTGTAGATACAGCAGGTGGAGCAGCTGTTAGTTGGTTAATCAAAGGTATGGTTATCCAAATGGCTCAAAACGTCAATAAAGGCGGTGGAGCTGATACAGAAGCAATCACACAAGCTACAGCTAGGGTAGAGTCCGTTAATCACAATAGCGCTGATACTACAATTATTGTAAAAACAATTAATGCTTCAGCTGGTGATAGTTCTACAACCACACTTGATGACAATGGTGAATGTGTTGTTATCGGTACTTCATACGAGCAAGGTTCTGGAGCTCCAGACGTATGGTCACAAGAAATGGATAATGATTATGGGTATACCCAGATCTTTAAAACAGCTTGTGAAATGTCAAACACAGCACGTGCTACAGTTTATCGTGGTTACGCTGATGAATGGCAACGTCTATGGAACTTAAAACTTCGTGAGCATAAAGTAGACATCGAAAGATCAATGCTTTTTGGTATGCGTGGTTCAGTTGGTGGTATCCAATATACAGAAGGTATTGTTGGTCATATTATCAAGAATGGTGGAACACCTGAAGATGGTGCAATAGGCGACTACAGTGAAGGTGTACCATACTTAGCAACATATGCAACAAGTGAATTAACTTATGATGGTTTACTTTCAGCATTTGAAACTATGTATGATCCTGCACGTGGTGGTTCAAGCGCTAAGCTATGTTTAGCTTCTTTACCAGTTGTTTCTCATTTTAACAAAATCAGTGGTTTTGGTGAATTGAGTATGTCTGGAGAAACTAGATATAATTTTGAATCTGCTAAGGGTTCATTTGGGCATAAAGTTATGAAAATTGAAACTGTTCATGGCGATTGCACAATTGTTAAAGAACCATTGTTTAGAAACAATGCTTCTGGACACATGTGCTTTGTTGACCTTGATCACGTTTCTTATCGCCCACTTGTAGGTAATGGTGTTAATCGTGATACTGCGATTATGACTAATGTACAAGCGGCTGATGAGGATTTACGTAAAGATATGATTCTTACAGAAGCAGGTCTTGAAGTATCTCTTCCAGAAACTCATGCACTTATTAACCTAGAAGGAGTGTAAAATGAGAAGTGATTATCTAAATAATAATAGCTCATTAAGCGGTGGTTTTCATAAAAAGATTAAAAAACTTGTTGGCGATTACAGTGTTCAAGAAGCTGATAGTGGAGTAATCTTTTTAGTTAACCCAGCTGCAACTACAGAACTTGATTTACCAACCGTAAGTGATTTAGATCCCGGTTGGAACTGTGAAGTTTGGGTAACCGAAGACACAGATGGTTCTGATGGTGGAATGGGTGGAATCGTAAACATCGACTTTAATTCTGGTGCTGATATTGTAGGTCATATGTACACTACAGCAGATGCGGCTGGAGATAGCGCTGTTAACAATGATGATTTTATCAACTTTACTGCGGCTGCAAGCCCCGGTGATAATGTCCAAATATGGACAGATGGTTCTCGTTGGTATGTTAGAGCGTTTGTTAAAGCGGCTGGTTCTGATGCCCTATTCCATACAGCAGCAGCTAGTTAATAACTGAAATAATAAAGTTAATAGTGGGAACTATGGGGTAGGTCGTATAAAGGGCTTACCCCAAAATCCAAAGGATAAATATGAAATGTGTTAGTTGCAAAAAACCAAATCCACAAAGGTGGTTCTACTGCAAAAGTTGTGGTAATAAAACATCTGAGTCTAAATTCACTACTAATCTTTATATGATGAGTGATATTGGTAAAAGAACTGATATAGAATTTTCTTCTACGACTATAGAAGATGATATTAAACATCAAAACAAAAAGCTAGGATATGCCTAAGAAAAAAGATTCAAGACTCGCTAAAGTCGGAGTATCTGGTTATAATAAACCAAAAAGAACTCCTAATCATCGTACAAAATCTCATGTAGTTGTTGCAAAAGTTGGAGATAAAATAAAAACTATACGCTTTGGACAACAAGGTGTTAAAACAGCAGGTAAGCCCAAAAAAGGTGAGTCTGCTAAACAAAAAGCTAGGCGTAAATCTTTTAAAGCTAGGCACGCAAAAAATATAGCAAAAGGTAAAATGTCAGCAGCATATTGGGCTGACAAAGTAAAGTGGTAATATTATGAAAGGTGTAAATCACTACACAAAAGAAGGTAAAGTTTGGAAAGGGTCAATGCATAAAATGCCTAATGGGGATTTGCATA